TTAGCGTCCGCCATTATTTGCTTTGGTTATTGAGTAATACTAGCAGGTTTTAAGAAACCGTCATATTCGAGAAACCTGCGGGTAAAGTGCCGCGATAAAACGTTGCGTTTGCTGCATTTGCACCGTTAGGTAGATAGCTCATCGCCGCACCATTCCCTGGGGCACTTGGGTCATAACGCCCACCCATCTGCGCCATAGCACCGTAAAGATTGCTGGAACCAAACGGACTACCTGCCATCGGAAGCTGAGGGAATCCTGGGGCTCCTGGCATGGGTTGCGGCTGCCCTGGGCCATAGACGTCATCAATGTTCTTGCGATTCTCACCGGGAAGAATGGGCTTGTCCTTGTTCTTTGCACCCGGAATTTGAAAACGCGGATCAAACGGACTTGCGGCCATTGTCCCTAAATTTCCACCTACCGGAATGCCGCCTGTAATACGCATTTATCTAACTGTCAATCCGTTCATTCTACTCTTCTATAACTTCGTAGCCAGCGGCATCATTAACTTTGGTGATGATAATGCCGGTACCACGGACATCCCAATTAAGGACGTCGCCTTCTTGCCAACCAAGCTCTTCGACTACTTCGTCAGGAAACGTGATGTACTGATCACCGTTCTCATCCTCTTGGACTTCGAGAATGTAACTCATTTTGATTCGAGCAATTTCTCCATTAGCTTATCAAGCTTATTGTTGATTTGATTAAAATTATCATGCATTTGCTGGATTTCTCTTAGGAAGTCTACCTTGAGAACGTAATCTAAAGGCATGCGTTTTAAGTCGTCTTCCAAAACGTCAATCCTTCGTTTCTGCGAGCCGATGTAATTAAAAGCTTGTTGGATTTGGTCGTTTTGTCTTCCAAGGATTTTACCTGCGACCCAACTGCCACCGGTAATAGCGGATACAACGGCCGTTAAACCGATAGCAATATATTCAGGCCCCACGACCAAATTCGCTTTTTTCTAATTCTAAGGTTTAGTAATCAACGTGCAGGCGACCTTTTCGCATTAGCCCATTAATGACCCAAACCAAGCTGTCAACACAATCATCATGGCTACTAACACCAAAATTAGTCAGCTCTTCAAACATTGCAGTAAAGTTGCGATAGCGATTAAAAATTAATTTACGGTCCTCAAACAACCCCATGCATCCACGGAAGCGTGCTAGTTTATCAGCTCGGAATCCTTTGACAGGGTGCCAATTTAAGTTATAAAGCCCTTCATTAGTTAAGCATACACGTTTAAAGTCGGCCTCTAAGGAAGCCTGGTACTGTACGGCCTCTGAATAGATGTCGCATGTTGAATACGTTGGGTAGTAATTACCATTTTCATCTTGACCCACAATATTCCAATCATTGAGGAGTTCCTTAAGGGCATCTAGTTTTTCAAGATTGCCCATCACGCGCAATCGACGGTAATCAATAACATGAATTCGATCTCCAATCCGACCTGCAAGCGTCATGACAGTGTAGTCATTCTTTTCTTTGGTGCCTGCAGATAGATCAACGCCTACCGCAAGACAATCAAATTCAGTTGCAATCTCCGCTTTAACAATCAACTCTGGTGCCAGGGACAATTCGTTTTGCCTGACGACTTGATTCATGTACTGAAACGAGAAAGCAATTGGTGCTTGTCGTTTCTTTTCTTTCAAGTAGTCAAGTGACCACATATCAGGCCAATACGATACTTCTTCTCCCGTCTTGGGATCAGTAAGAATGGCAGATAACACAATCTGAAGCCAATTATTTTGTGTGTTAAATGTCGTTGCATGAATGTCATCATGTCTGAAACGAGTACCAAGGCAGATGGCCCTAGCTCCTTCAAACATGGTGGGTGCAATCACAGCATTCCAGTTGTCCTGCATTTGCTTACGAATGTCAGGGTTGGAGATGTCCGCGGCAGATTTAATGGCGTCATCAATAATCACCAAGTGTGAGCGCTTGGAGGTCACTGAGCCTTTGAGACCTGCAGCACAGAGTGTGAATTGTTCTTCACCCGTGGTATCAATGCCAGCGAACTTGTGGTCAATTGACCAGTACTCATTACTGGTTACGTTCTTGAGAAGACGTACGGTTGGAAAGACTTCTTGGTACCGCTTGCTTTCAATGATGCGTTTAATAGTTGCTGACTTTGATCGTGCAATGTCAACCGTATAGGAGAGATAAAGGATTTGTAGTGGCTTCTTGGCTTGTGTATGAAGACCAATAGCCCATGCCGTGAACAAACCTAAGATTGTGGACTTAGCAGATCCACGTGGTGCCAGAAGATCAACATTTGGTCCTGCAATTTTTAAAAGACACGCACTATCTTCGCCTGTAACAAAGTGACGATGCCATTCTTTGTGATGTTGTGCCGGAGGTTTATCGGCTACGTAATCACAAAAGTATCCGAAATCTTCTCTTGCTTTCTTTAATGACTCAAGATTACGTGGTACACGAATTTGTTGCCTACGTGCAGCAGCTTGCGCGTTACGTCGATATGCAAGATGTTGATATGCAGGCACGATAAGTAATCAGCTAATAACTGAATACTACTTCATTCGTTGACGTTTTTGTTTTTCCTCTTCTGTGCCTGGTACTGACGTGCCTTGTCCAGGGCTGCTTGATGTTTGTCTTTGTCCGACATTGGACTGTTGTCCTGGTTGCGTGCTTCCCGTTCCTTGAGGTGCGCCAGGATTTGGGGAAGTTGTTGGTGCTTGGTTTCCATTCTGTTCATTACGTGTTTCTGCAACAGCGCTCAATACTCTTGCGCCTTCGGCTGCAGGACTTTTAGTTTCGCCACCAATAGGTGCTCCTTGTAATTCACGTCGTCCACCAAAACGATTGCGATTCTCTTGCAACCTTTGCACAGCAGCGCCAAGGCTACCAGCAAGCGTTGCGTCGTTCCCTTGGTCTGTAGTTGGTTGTGGTGAATTCATCATATGTGTATTTTAACTTAACTGTCTTCGTATTGCATTTTGGCCCAGATACTCATGGACGCTTCTTCCAAGGGGATTTCAATTGGGTCATCCTTGAAGATAATTTGTAATTCTCGTAGTGCACGATCAGCACCAGCCATCAACAATCCCTTGCGATCGCGGCTAGACGTGAATAGTTCAATCTGTGCAATGGTGCCACGTAATTCTTTTTGCATGCCAGCGATACGTGCCACGCCAGCATCACGTTTGACAGCGCCGTTATCAACGTCTTCCCGTAGCTTGCGAATATCTTCCTGCATCTCCTCAATTTCGTAGAGAAGTTTCTTGCGATGATCCGGCTTTTTGTAATGGGATTTAACCCATAGATCACACGCAGAGATACTACCTCCATAGCCAAGGAATCTGGCATAGAGATAGCATTCAATCACCGAGAAGGTTTCCTCGGCAAAACTACAAAATGCATCTTGATCTGAAGATGTTAAGTTGTCGACCCACTGGTCAAACAACTCAATATCGATAGCCTCGTTGCGCCTGGTTGTAGTCTCGGGCTTCTTCGGTGTCTTTAAATTGCTGGGCTTGTTCTGCGGAAGTGCGTTGTTCTGTCGCACCTTTGCCGATGGTTTCGCGTTCTTGGGTTCCAGCATCTTCTAATTTTTTCTTGGAAAAACTATAAGCCACTTCAGCGGCCTGTCGATATTTGTCAATATCAAACGGGTCGTCCTCAGTTGTTTTATTAACTTGGCCGGGAGGCAACGTTGTCATGGCTTATAGCTGCCTCAAGATCAGAAGTTGGACATCATGCTAGCGAGACCCTGTTGGAAGATGTCACGACGACCTTCAACAGACTTCTGACGCTGCTGACGACCTTTAGACGCCTCAAGACGCTCAAGAAGCTTCTCAAAGTTATTAAGGTCAAAATTAGTGGCGGTATCACTACCGGTATCGGTAAGAGCGTTGGTCATTCGTTATTAACCAATGTATAGGTCTTTAATCATTATAAACAGACTTAACCAAAGGCAATGCCAAGTAAGTTGTACATCTTCTGATTAGCATCCATCCTGGCGATGTCTTTGTCTGCTTGTGTTCGAAGACCCATGGTTTTGTAATCCCATTCGCCTTTCTTCTCTACGTTTTTAAGTGAGTAGCTACCTTCAATGTCCGCTACATCTTTCAAGCCAGCGTTAATAATTTCCTGCAACCTAGCTTTCTTGTCGCCTTCAATTGTGGCAACTGCCTGGCGCCAACGTTCTTCGGAATCCGTGGCATATTTAGTTCCTTCAAGTTGACGGTCATAACCATAGTTAGATGCATCTGCGTTAATTTTCGCAATCTCTACATTGGACTGACCTCGAATCTTTTCACTTTCAGTAGCAGTTCCTTTTTGTAGCTCTCCTAAATCAAGCTGAAGATCTTCGTATTGCTGCCAAGGGAACTGAGCATCCGTAACTTGAATACCAGTTGCGCTGGTACCTTCGCCCTCACCTTGGCCTTGTGTACTTGTGCCTTGATTTACTGTTCCTCTGTTTGCTTGGTAATACTGTTTACCACTTTCGTTTAATCTAAAACCTTTATCTGCAAGGGTATCCCTTAGATCTTGCAGAGGACGCCCAGTGCCTGTAGCAATGGATCCAAATTCTTTAGCACCTACTTTGTTTCCTTGAATCGGATACTTTACGCCACCAATTAAAATATCCGTAGTTTTTGGTTTGTTGGGTCCAGGAGTTTCTTTTCTAGGTTGCGAAACAGGTTTGGCAGCCTCTTTTTTAGGTTGGATATTTGGTTTGTTTGCAGAAGAATTGTTAGGTTTACTAGCCTCTTTTTTAGGTTGGATATTTGGTTTGTTGGGTTTATTTTTAGACATGATTTATCTCCTATGCGTTTAAAACTGGTGTGCCATATCTACCGGTCAGTCTACCAGAGCTGTCTCTCTCTGGAGTACCAAAGATATTTGAGAGCATCTGCTGATCAGCACTCATTACGCGCCCACTGGCAATCATGTCTGCTTTGAGTAAGTTTTCAAAGGCCGCACCACTTCTGATGTTTTCTGCTTTTGCTTTACTTGCAAAACGATCATAATCCTGCGGACTATACCCAACACCTTGTTGGTTATATAGACTACTGGCAATATCTTGGAAGTTTTTACCATAGTAATCAACAGGTTTACTGTAGCTTTTAGCTAAGCGTTTTTCAATAAACTCAGGGTTGGTGAAACGATCAAGGTAGCCTTCAAACAATGCTTCTGCTGCGCCACGATCTCCGCCTTCTCTTAAATTTCTTGCTTCATTAAGAATTGTGCGCTTACGAAGAGGTGTTGCGCGGACTTGATTAAGGGCGTAATCTTGAAGCTTTTCTTCCCTTGGCGTTAAACCATATTCAAGAGATTGGCCGCCACCGCCAAATAAGCCACCAAGACCGCCAAGTAGACCACCTGCAGCCGCACCCCAGGGGCCAAGCGACATGCCTGCTAACGCACCACTGGAGGCACCACTGACAGCACTACCGAAAGACATAATAACTACACTCTCTTTCTCATTATTTTAAAGCGTTAACATTTAAGCAAGGAAGCCGCCAAGCTGTCCATACTTGCCTGCTAAATTGGCAAGATCTGCTCTACGATCAGCTTGCCGAATACTCGGATCATTTGCACGCATTTTTGCTATGATGCGAGGATATCTAAGTTGGTCTGACATATCAATGTTGCGTTCAATTAAAGCAGATCCAAAGTCAGCATCTCGTTTATCTCCTAAAAAACCAAAAAACTGATTCCCTGCTGTCGTACCTTGTGCATTACCAAGCTGATTAAAAAGTGTATTGGCAATGCCCCCAACGGCTTGCATGCCGCCCCAAGAACCTAAACCACCACTTGCAGCCCCACCAAATGCAGCTTGTCCTGCGGCAGACCCATCAATACCTGGAAAAGAGCCAAACGTACCGGCTGGAATATCAGCATTAAATTCGGGAATATTAAAACCAGTTGCGCTAGGAAGGGTGTACTTACCTGGCACTCCTGTAAAATCACCAAAGGTGCCCGCAGGAATATTAGTGTTCCAATAAGACATTTGTATTTTCCCTTATACGTTAAAAGTAATTCTACTGCTAAACGGTTTGGAAGCCGTATTGCTATCACGCATAGCTTGAATGACAGGATTAATAAAGTCAAACTTACGTGCCATTGCCTCACCATAACGATCAGGCATCTTCAGTACATTGGCAAAGATGTGACCCTTCATTGCACGTTCAGATGCTTTATCCGCCAATTGATTCATGGGATCAACATAGGCTTGTGCTTGTAATGCAATAACACGTGGATCATTGGCAAGCATTGTTTGCACTTGTTGATCCTTGATTAATTTAGAGAACACAGATGTTGGATCTTTTGGATCAAACGAGTCACCTCCACCGTACTGCGTTTGGTATTCCTTAACAATATCTGCGTAGCTACCAGCGAGATTTGGATTGCCTGTTGCCTGTCCTGAAGTAGAGCGCCAGTCGCCATAAGGCTGGTTCATAAAACCACCTTGGCCTCCTCCGCCAAATAACCCACCAAGAAATCCTGCCATTGTTCGTACCTATCAGAAACTAATATTGGGGGCTTGAAGGACTGCGTTGGCGTATGGCGCAGCAGTCATCATTTG